TAGAGCAAGGAGTGTATGATCTGTGGGAACCATCAAAAGTAGCTCATCTAGTGTAGATAGAAGAAGCAGAGATAGAGATTTTGCATATAATAAAAAAATGCAAGGAGCTAATTGTTCTAATGAAGTTAAAATAAAAGGTTGGTTGACTAAGTTAGAGAATTGGGCTGATGAGCTACTGGAGAAAGCTAATGAATGGTGATAATTTTGATAGAGTGTTAGGAATACAAGAGAAATCTATAATTGCATGGGAGAAAGCTTTTAATAAAATAGATAGCTTAGTCAAAGCTGTTGATGATATGAGAGATTGTATTGGAGACAATAATGATAAATTTGAAGACTTAAAAAAAGATATAAAGATAGAGATTGACATATTGAAAGAAGCAACAAAGACCATTTTGCATAGTATGAAAGATGGAGATATTGAGAGAGTCAAGACCAGCAGCAATGAAGCATTAGTGCGCTGGATGAAAATAATCGGTGGAGCTATTGTGTTAATAACAACTGTTGTTGGCGCTATAGTTGCTTTATCGTAAGGAGATAAGAATGTTACAAGCAGTTAGAGATGCACTAAATGGAATAATCCATAATCCGGAAGAACAGAACTGGTATAATCCTCATGAAACAATTACCGATTATGACTCCTTGCCTACAGAGGTTGTTAATAAAATAAGATTTAATAGCAAGAAGCCTGCTAATAAATACAATATTTGTTTCCCTGTTAATATCTGTAGAGTGACAAGTAAATATGGATTTAGAATGCTGCTTGGCAGACGCAGGTGGCATAATGGTACAGATTATACAGGACACAATAAATATTGTATAGCACCAACTGATGTTATAATAAAGAAAATATGTAAACCTGATTATGAATATCCATGTCGGTTTGTGTATAATAAGAAGTTAAAAAAATATGTGCCATCTAGTGCACCTAAAGGACGAGCTTGGACACCTTATATTGTTGCTGAAAGTTTACATGATACAAAAGTAAGGTTTTATTTTAAGCATGTCGAGCCTCTTACTAAATTAAGTGTAGGAGACATTCTTAAATGTGGTGAGCGTGTTGCATCTGTTGGAAATTTTGGTTATAGCTTAGGGGCACATTTACATTTTGAAGTAAGGCTTTTTAAATTTGGCAAATGGAACAATACCGATCCGCATAAGTGGATAGCTAATGAAGCCGCTAATATTAAAAGAGCAATGAGGGGATTGATATGAGTAAATTAAAAACAGAACAAGAAAAGAAAGCAAAAGCAGAGGCCAGAGGAAAGATCAAAAAGTTTTTTGGTAATATAGGAAGGCGTGCTTCTTCAAGAAAGTTTATAGTGCTTGCTTTAGGAGTTGCAATGCATATTAGAGATGCTAAAGGATTTACTGGAGACCATCTTGTGTGGGTGTTTACTGTTTTTATAATAGGTAATGTTGCTCAAAAGTGGCTTGTAAGTAGAAAGAGTATAAATAAAAACGGTGAAGACTATGTTGATTGATAAGATTAAGAACTTAGGTAAAAAGATTAAAAGCGGTTTTTTCTTATTTGTATTAGGTATAGGTGCATTGTTTGCAATCATCTCTATCGCTAGCATGGCTTTTTTTGGTAAAGATGATGAAAAGACAAAAGCAAAAAAGAAGGAGATTAAAGATGGCTTGGATGAAATTAAAAAAGACAATGAGTCTGTTGTTGATGATTATAATGATTATAGTAACAAGCGAATGCAATTCTTTGCAAAAAGAAAAAAGCGTAAAACCAATAAAAAGTAGTTGTGGAGAAGAGTTTGCAACTCTACAGGATGAGAACAAAGAGCTTGCAAGACTTGAGGCTGAATGTTTTAAGAAATACACAAAGTGTAATCATATTGTTTTGGCTAATATGAGATTGAATAAAGAGATGAGAGAGTATATAGATATGCAAGAAAAAAGAACCATAAAAGATGATATTAAAGCAGTTGGGGTTGGTCTTTTTATAGGTCTTGTTGGTGGCATACTTATTGGAGGCAGAAAATGAGTTTTGAAAAAGAATATGTAGTTAATAATTTATGGGATCAATTTCAATTTTATAAAGGTGCAACTACAGGTGAGCGAATCTTTGAATCAATTGATGAGGCTGTTCCAAAAGTATTTATGGAGCTTAGATTCCATGCAGCTTCTGCAGTAGGTAGTGCTGAGACATTGCGATTGTATGTTTCTGCTGCTAAAGGATCTCAATTTAATTATACTATAATCAGTCATCCTTTAAGTGGAAGCACTGATTATAGATTTATAGCAAGTGATAAAAAAGGATTTTTGTTACAAGCAGATGATCATTTAGTTCTTTCTGTCAACATCTCAAATACTACAATTATGGGAGTAGTTATTGAGGGTTGGTCGGTGTCTGGAGGGTAACCATGTTTGGGCGCATAAAAAAAATATTTAGTAAGAAGACTGGAGCAGGTAGATCTGTTGATAGCAAACAATATGGAATGGCCATAACTAATACAGAAGCACAAGCAGTATGGCCACAAAAAGATTATGAGAACTTTGCTAAAGAGACTTATTTAAAAAATCTTGTGTCTTTTAGATGTATAGATTTAATAGCAAAATCTGTTTCTTCTGTTGGTTGGAGTGTTTATAAAAAGACTGCTGATGGTAAAAGAATAGAAGTAGTGAAACACCCTATTAAATCTTTGCTTAGAAGAGCTAATCCAAGAGCATCATGGAGTTCGCTGAATTATGATGCAGTTGCTTTTTTGTTAATTGCTGGGAATACATATTTAACAAAAGTCAGTCCAACAGGTGGTCCAAATAGTGGTGTGCCGAAAGAGATGTATTGTCTTAGACCTGATAAAGTAACAATAAAGAAAGACCCTATAACAAAGCAAGTGGTGAAATATGTGTATAAAGCAGATAGTGGTAGTGAAGAACAAGTATATGAAGTCGATCCTAAGACAGGCAATTGTGATTTATTACACATTAAGTTTTTTCATCCAATAAATGATTATTATGGAGCTAGTATTGTAGAACCGGCTGCAAGAGAAATAGATACAAATAATGCAGCAGTTGAATGGCATAAGAAGTTGTTAGATAACCAAGCTCGCCCAGGACTGATGTTAATATATGAAAGGATGTTAGGAGATGAGCAATATAAAAGAGTAAAGAAAGATTTAGAAAATAATGTCGGTCCAGAAGCAGCCGGCAAAACTCTTATCTTTGATGATATAAAAGATGCAAAACCATATGGGTTTAATCCTACTGAGATGGATTTTATTGAAGGCAATAGAGACAAAGCGAGAATGATAGCAACTGCTTTTGGTGTGCCTGCTCAATTGTTGAATATAAAAGGAGATCAAACCTTTGCTAATTTTGAGCAAGCCAGACAAGTATTCTGGGAAGACACAGTAATTTATTATTTAAAACAATTTAAGGCTGAATTTAATTATTGGTTATTTGAAGAAGACGAAGAGATGTTTTTAGATTTCGATATAGATAATATTCCCGCACTTAATGGAAAAAGAGCGGAAATTTGGGCGCGAGTACAGAAAGCAGATTTTCTTACTGATAATGAAAAACGTGAAGCAGTTGGTTGTGAAGAAATACCAGCAGGTAAGGTGTTGTGGAAACCGGCTGCCATGCTTCCTATAGATGCAGCAAGTGATCCAACTGTTTTACCTGAAAGTGATATAGACGATAGTGACGCACAAGATAATGCTAAATTGGCATTGCTTATTGATGAAGGATATACAGAAGAAGAAGCAAAAGATATGATAGGATTAAACGGAAATTAGTATGTTAATAAATGCAACTACAGTTATAGAAAAGGCAAGAGCACAAACTGTTGTACTTAGCATGATGACTAAGTATGAAAGAATGTTTTATAAAACTGTATATGCAGCTATTAAATCTCAATATTATGAAGCTGCTAGACTTGTCGCTATGGGCAGCGATGATATTGATCAAGCTATTTATAATAAATCTTTATTATTTCGTAAGTCTTTTGAAGTGAATTATAAAAGGATTATACTTCAATTTGGTAAGTTATTACTTGATGAAATTGAAGACATAGGTAAGTCAGTTGGAGGCTATGAAACCAAATCTTTTTTTGCTGAATATATTTCTCACATGTTCAATTGGATGCGTTTTCAAATGGGCAATAAAATAAAAGGCATAAACAGAACTACTGTTAAAGCGATAAGACGAATTATTACAGTGGGGAGAATGGATGGGAAGTCTAGTGTTGAGATTGCTAGAGATATAAGAAAGAAAAGTTTAATAGTAAATATAGCAAGGTCTTTAAATATAGCAAGGACAGAGACACACACAGTTGCTATGAAGAGTTTGAATAAAGCAATGGATGCTTCCAGATTAAAGTATGAAAAGGAATGGATGACTGCAGGGGATGAAAGAGTTCGTGGTGGTAGCAAAGGATTTAATCATCGTGCAGCAGATGGAGAAAGAGTTGGACAAGAAGAGTATTTTGTAAATACAGGAGAAAGTTTAGAATATCCAGGTGATCCAGCTGGTAGTGCAGGAAATATCTGTAGATGTAGGTGCTCACAATTGTTTCACACTGTTGCTGTTGCTATTTGGAGATCAGCAAGAAAATATATACCAGCAAAGGCTGTGGCATAATGATGGAGGATGTGACATGAAAAAGAAATATTTAGAAGTGCCATTTGAAATAAAGAAAGAAGATGTGAGTGATGACGGATCTTTTAAAGGATATGGATCTACTTTTGGTGGCAAACCTGATAGTTATGGTGATGTTGTAGAAAAAGGAGCATTCTTAGAAACGATTAGTAAGGGAGGGAGAAATGGTTTTGGTATCGCTATGCTGTGGCAGCACAGTTCTAATGAAATACCAGGAGTATGGACTTCTCTTATTGAGAATAGCAGAGGGCTTAAAGTTGAAGGCCAACTTGCCTTAGAAACACGATTAGGGCATGATGCACATGTTTTAATGAAGATGGAGCCACCTGCAATTAGAGGGTTGAGTATAGGGTATGACACACCAAAAGGTGGGAGTGAGTTCGATCCTAAAACAGGAATCACAACTATTAAAAGAGTAAACTTGTGGGAAATATCTCTAGTTACTTTCCCAGCTAATACAGGTGCACAAATAACTGGAGTGAAGTCATTTAAAGACGCAAGTACACCTCGTGAACTCGATTCCGCTCTGCGGGAGGCAGGGTTGAGTATTGATCAAGCGAAATATATAACAAGTCTCTGTAAAGATGCTTTAGTAGCAGAAAAAGAACAAGGTAACGCTGGTATTTTGGAAGTAGTTGAGCAAGCTAAAAAAGCATATACAGCAGGATCTATTCTTACTTTGCTAGATGAGATCAGAAAAGGAGACAACATAAATCTTAAAGCGTAGAGTGTTCTGGAGGAACACACTGACACAAATAGATTTATTTAAAATTAGGAGGAAAAGGATATGCCAGGAATAGAAGAAATAATCAAAAATAGTAATGAGCCTGATGTAACTAAAGCGGTATTTGATAGTATCCAAAGTTTTGGTGACAACAGCAAGAAAAATTACAATGAGCTTAGAAAAAGCCATGAAGAAATGAAAAAAGTATTAGATAAAAATGATGTTGACACTCTTGTTACAGAAAAGGTTGAAAAGCTTTCTGAAGATATCACAACAAGACAGAATGCAATTGATGGTGATATTGCAGAACTCAACACAAGTATTACTAAAAGACTTGATGAGATTGAAATAGCAGGTAAACGACCAGCTATGGCTTCAGGTAAAGATGCAGAGAAAATTGAAAAGGATGTAAAGGATTTTTATAATTCATTACGAGCTACTCAAGTGCCAGATCATGGCGCTAAATTTTCAATGAATCAAAAAGAAGACACTGTCATTTCTATGGAAGAATATCAGTTGTATGCAAAGAATTTTGAAGCATGGGCAAGACTTGGTGATGAGAAAACATTAAAAACTGTCCCAGAAATGCTTAAATCTATGTTAGTTGGTAGTGATCCCGATGGTGGTTTTGTAGTTCCTACTGCTATGGGTAATAGGATTATTGAAAGAATGTTTGAAGTAGATCCTATGCGATCATTGGCTTCAATAGAAACAATATCAACCGGAAGCATTGAATGGCTTGTTGATTTTGATGAAGCAGATGCTAAATGGGAAGGTGGTGAAACAGTTATAATCGGCGAAAGTGGAACCCCTCAGTTAAAGAAGAAAAGAATCAATGTTTTTTCTTTAGCTGCAAGAACTCGTTTGACTCAGACTCTTTTAGAAGATTCTGCAATCAATATTGAGAGTTGGCTTGGAAAACATGTCGGTGCTAAGATGGGACGTATGGAGGCAGCTTCATTTATTTCTGGTGATGGTGTTGGTAAACCACGTGGGTTCTTAACTTGGCCAAATGGTGAAGATGGAAATTATGGTGTTATTGAACAAATTCCAATGCTTCATGCAACTAAGTTAACACCAGATGGTTTTATTGATATGAAGTATTCTATGGTTGAGCAGTATTTAAATCGTGGTACTTGGTTAATGAATAGATCAACTGTTCGTGAAACAACTAAGTTAAAGACAGGTGATGGTGATTATATTTGGAAACCTGGAATTACTACAGATGCAATGGCAACAATTTTGGGGCTTCCTATAAGAATGTCACCAACAATGCCCGCAGTTGCAGCAAATGCATTATCAGTTGCTCTTGCAGATTGGAAGGAAGCATATATGATCGTTGATAGATTAGGAATATCAACTCAAAGAGATCCGTTTACTCAGAAACCTTTTATTGAATTTTATACAAGGAAAAGAGTTGGTGGTGATGTTATAAATTATCAAGCTATTAAGCTTGGCAAGATCTCAGCGTAAGGAGGTGAGAAATGAGTGCAATTAAATTAGATGGATATAGTAATTTTGGTTTTTTTCAAACACTTCGACCACAATTAACTGCTGCTGCTTCAATAGAAGGGGATGCTGTTGATGTACGTGATTTTCAGACTGCTACATTAGTTGTTAATGTGGGTGGATGTGCAAGTGGTGGAGCAATGGGTGCAACTCAGCGAGGACAGTTAATGTTAGAACATGGAAATTCTAATGCAACAACTGGTGCTGTTACTTGGTCAGAGGTTTATGCTTCTCAAATGATTCATTCTGTTACAGGAGCAAATGGTGTGTATTCTACTCTCAACTCTGGTATATTTCAAAGCCTTGCATCTTATACAGATGCATCTGCTATGTATTATGTTGGGTATCGAGGTCCGAAACGTTGGTTGAGAGCAAGATTTTCACAAGTTGCTGCAGCTTCTGCTTTTAGTATCTCAGCTATGATTGTTTGTGGATTGCCAAATAATTGGCCTGTAAATGATCCAGCTAACTCGTAATAAAGCATAACGAGTATAATGATGAAGTAAAAATATATTATGGGGAGCAGGAATCTCCCCATATGTAAAGGAGGAAAACATGGGAGACCAGACATATAGAAGTGCCAAAGTAGGAAGAAGTCAAGAAGCCGAAGAAATTTATGTTCAGGATGATGGTTATTTTGCTTTTTATACTGGAGACGAATCATTCAGAATCTCTGGTGCTGAGCTAAAAGGAGCATTATATGCAAGAGCACAGAACACAATTATTATAAATTCTGTGGGTGCATTATCAGTAACAACAATACCTTCTCTTCAAGGCTTGGTTGTTTTTTCAATTACTGATGCAGCATCTAATGCATCAGCTTGGTTGCCATCTTGTAATATTGGTCAAGAAATGACTCTTATGACAAGAGGCGGTGGAAGTATAGGTAGTGTATTAGTTTCTACATTAAGTGGCGTTACAGTAATTGGTCTTTTAAGTGGTGGCGTTTCTACCATAATGATGCACCAATCAGCTGCAAGTCATGCTATTGTTAAGTTGCTTGCAACTGATACTGATGAGTGGTCTGTGGTGGGTGTTTCTGGACAAGTCACATTACAAGCAGATGCATAAAAAATAAAAGGAGTAGTAGTATGAAAATAAAAATGAATAAGACAATGCCTGGATCACCTAATGGATTAACAGTTAATCTTTATAAAAAAGATGAAATCTATGACATGCCAGAAAGTCTTAGTAAAGTCTTTGTTGATGATTTAGGTATTGCGGAAAGCACTTTCAAAAAAGTCACAATTGAGACTGCACCTATTACGGAAAAAGACATGAAAAAAATCAAGGCAAAATCAGCAGCACCTGTGAATAAAGCCGCAGGTGAAAATGGAAATAAAAATTTTATTGCTGACAATGCTTAAAATAGAATAAAGGTGGGTGCAATGATCTCTGGAGAAAAGTATTCAAAAAATGGTAATATGGAATATTCAATTTATTCTGAGCCAGTTGTAGAACCTGTTACTGTCGGAGAGCTTAAATTTTTTGGCAAAATAGATGGTGTTGATGAAGACTCTTTGCTGGTTGGTTTCATACAGTCTGCAAGAATCTGTGTTGAGCAATACCTTAGAAGATCTTTAATCACAAGAACAGTTAGAGCTAGGATGGATTATTGGGCATATGAAACAATTGAGTTGCCCCTACCTCCATTGATTAGTGTTACACAGATTGCGACTGTTGATGAAGATGGAACCGAATACGAATATGATTCTGATAATTATTATTTGCTTACTGATGCTGTTCCTGGAAAGGTTGTAATTAAATTTGGTACTTCTGTGCCATATAATTATGACAGAGATAAAGGTGGCATTATAATAGATTATGTAGCTGGATATGGTACAGATAGAGATGACATACCTGGACCAATACGAACAGGAATAATGCTATGGGCTATGAATATTTATGAGAACAGAGTTATCACAGAAGAACCTCCTCCAGAGGCATTTGCCACACTTAACTTTTTTAAAGTGATGAGGTTTATGTAATGATAAGCTCTAAATGGAGAGGACATACTATTATTTATAAAAATAGTGTTTGGGTTTATTCAGACACAAAAGAAACTGTTACTAAAAATCCTGCTAGAGCTTGTGGTAATTGTGGCAAAGGTGGAACTAAAGAAGGACATGATAATTGTTTAGGCACTATTGGAGGTGTTATGAATGCTTGTTGTGGGCATGGTAGTGATTTAGATGCATATGTTCAATTATTAACTGGTGAGGTTATTCAAGGAAAGGGAGCAATAAATAAATTGAAAGAATTAAAGATAGGTCCTGTATAATGAGTTGGATGTTACCTAAATTAAAACAGCGTATACAAATACAAAAAGGAGTTAATGCTCCGGTTGGGAGTGGTAGTCTTGAAAGAGAGTATACCACTTTATTACGCATATGGGCAGAAGTTAAGTCTGATAAAAAGAGTATATTTATCCAAGCCATACGAGGAATTAATACTTCTGAGGAAGGAAACTCACATATGATTCGTGTGAGAAAGAGTGCAGTCAGTTGTTTAGGTCGATCTTTTACAATAGCTTTTTCAAAAGGATTCGATTCTATCTCTGATATAAATGCAATTAAGTCTAATTATTTTATATTTGTGGAGGAAAGTTCTCAAGACAGAGGACGAAGAATGGCAATAAACGGAGCACAACAAGATGAAGTTCACAGAGAATGGGTTAATATATTAGCGAGCGAAATGGAAGAAAGAGGGTCCGGAGAATAACATGGGTGATTTTAATATAAAAGTAAAGGCTGGTGAGTTTAATAAGACTCTTGAAAAACTAGCAAGAAGGCTTGAGAGTGCAACTGAAGAAGTACGCTCCAATGTTCATACAGAGATGCAAATTATAGGTAATGATTTAGTTACTAAGATAAAATTATCTATGCGAAATACTCCTAGGGCCAGTCATTTTTATAAAAGAGGGAACAAAAGCCACCACCCTTCTATGAGAGGAAATCCACCTGCAATTGATAGTGGTGATTTAGTTAATTCTATTTTATTTGATGATCCTAAAACATTACAAGTAGAAATTGGAGCAACTCAAATGCATGGTTTATATTTAGAAGATCCTGAAAATAGAGGTCTTAATAGAAAGTGGTTACAGCCTGCATATGAAGAGGAAGAAGATAGAATTGTAGATAGATTAGTTGATTCAGCATCAGCAGCGATGGGAGAGGCACTTAAATGAAACTTTCAACAATAATACTTGCATTGAGATTAAGTGGTACTTCTTTTGGTGATAAAATTGGTGGTATTATAGAATTATCCGCTGTAAAGAATAACACATTAACAAATGAAGTTGCTTTTGTAATACCATATGATGAAGAAGCAGGAGAAGATAGCAATGACACTTCTGCAAACCAAAAAATAAAAGAAAGATTTACTGTCATTGCTGTATTAAAAAATGATGCCAACTTAAATGACAAAACAGGTCTTGCTGCATATGATAGATTACATGGAATACGAAATGAATTATTTAAGGTACTTATTAACTTTGATGTTGGGTATGAAAACACAATAGCATATGACAGAGGAAGATTGCTTGAATTTAATCCGGCTTGGATCTGGTACAGATACGATTTCACTACATATTCAAGGATAGTAAGTGATGAATCGGGATTTGGTTATGTTGAAGAAAAACCAGTGGGAGAGAGAGTGCAACCAAGTCAAATTCCTGCTTTTAATGAAGTATATGCCGAAT